GGCAAAAGAAAAGCCCCGATGGACATTGGAGGAATCCATCGGGGCTTAGGGGTCAACTACGGGAATAGTTGTGTTCGACTATACTGGTTTATCAGAGCTTTGCAAGCGTTTGCGTTCATTTTTCCTTGCAATTTCTCCAACCAACCTTGCAAATTCTAAAAGTTCTGTTGAATTTGCCATGTAAGCGCGGCCACCGATGGACTCCATGCCTTCGATGTACCGCACTCCTGCTTTGACTGCGAGGTCGTGAACGAGGTTATTCGACATCCACCACCGTCATGCGACAGCTGTGGCAGTAACGCCGTTCGCCATCATGATCCGTGATCCGCGAAAGGTCTCCATCGCATCGCGGACAGCGGTTATTTCGCAGTCGTTCGCCGACAGCCGCACCGATGCTGTAATCGGTGGGTTGCGGGTTTAGGTCGAGCTGTTCTTCATTTTTACTCTTTGTCGTCATCTTCGATCAGCTCATTCATGATCTTTTCGACTTCTTTGTCGTCTACTGGTGAGTAGAGCTCTTCGAGTTCATCTTGGCTCAGGATAACCAATCCTTCGTCGGAGTCGATTGGGTAGCCCATTGCGCGCAGAAACTGCGTCATTTCGTGGAGCATACCGTCGATACCAAGATCTTCGTCGAGTACAAACTGGATAGAGCGCAAGCCGTTGTATGCGCCCTGTGATTGGCGGGTGTAATTAATCGTGATCATGTGCATTACCTCGTTCGGTGGGTTCAGTGGTTTTCAGGCGTTCTCTGATTTTGAGTTCAAGGCGGATGGCCTTGTCCTCAAGGTGGTAGCCGGCCTCGATCTTTTTCTTTGCGTATTTGCGCAAGGCTTTCAGATAGAGGTGCTCTAATTTGCGTTCAAGTTTAGTCAGTTTCATCGGTGGGTTTTTCCCTGAAGTCGTGTGGAAAGTAATCCAGTGCGCGGGGCATGTTGATCCATTCACCGTTTTCGTCGCGGTACTGGATGGCCAATCCGTCAATCCAATCTTGTAGGAGTGGGGCTTGCGGGTGAGGCAAGGCTTCATACATCTTGACCTTTACCGTTTTCATCGCAGGAGTTCCGACATCAGAGAGTGGACTGCGTACAGATACGCAAAGATAAGCGGAATAATCCAGATCAGTTCGGGGTCAAATTTTGGGTTCATGGCGGGTTTCTTTCCCTGTTTTCAATGCATCGTTAAGCAAGACAATGATTTGCCACTTGTAGTCGTATTCAAACTCTTCAACGGTGATTAATTCAGGATTGTCTGACGCCAATTTGTACTTACGAACGCGCGGCATGGAGTCGGCGTAAAAAATACAATTCAAATCATTGTCAGTAACTCGATAGACTTTCATACAACTGCTCCCGTAGTTCTTTATCAATCGTAGACGTTCATGCGCCGTGGGTCGCGTTTCGGGTCATACGAATGTTGTTTGTCGAAACCTTGGCTGACGTAGGTTTCAAAAATCAAACGCAGCTGTCCGCTGATGGTGCGGCCTTCGCTTTGCGCCATGTCTTTGATTTCTTCATACACTTCTCGCGGTACAAGGACGCTTTTCCAACGTTTGGTATCCATAATTTCTCCTTGTGTATGTCTGCGATTGTATGGGAATGTATCGTAGTTTACAAGAGATTTACATAAAAAAGCCGCCCGAAGGCGGCAATAAGAGGGATAATCAAATGAATCTAAAGCGGTAGCTCATGTAGCTTAAAAACTACACCGCTTCACCCCAAGACGGTCCGACTTCAACGTCGCACTTATTGGGTACCTCTAAAGGTACTGCATTTTCCATGATATTTGCAAACGCTTGTGCCTGTTCTCGATCATCAACGCTCATGGCGATTTCGTCGTGTACTTGGATAAGCGGCAAGTGCCCCAGTTTATACAGTTCAACCATTGCCTTTTTGGTCATATCGGCGGCCGATGCTTGGATTAACCGGTTGAGTGCCTTGTAAGTAAAAGCACGTTTGAGCCGCGTTGTTTCGCCATATTCTTTGACGGCTTCGCGGTAAGGCAAGGCTTTGTTCATGGAAAAGCTGTCGGGCTCCCACAGATCAAAGCGGCATTTGCGGCCTAGAATAGACCGGATTGATCCAGAAGCGTCTTTTTCATTAAGGCGGTTCATCACGCCGTGCATCAAACCTTTTACGAATGGCACGCGGTCGTGGTATTGCGCAATGAGTTTCTTCGCTTCTTCGACGGGTATGTCCAATTGATCGGACAACTTATTGACGCCCATGCCATACATCATGCCAAGATTAATCGTTTTGGCTTGCTTTCGGCCAATGCCGGCCATTTCGGCCACCATTGTATGGAAGTCCGTGTCTGGATCTTCGTTATAACGTTGTACAAACTCTTTGGCACCGTGAAGCGGGATCCCTCGCGCTTTGCCATAAATGTGCGCGTAATGAACCAAGATCCGTGGTTCCTGTTGCGAGAAATCTATTGCAGCCCACTCTTGCCCCTCTTCGGGTAAAAACAGACTGCGGATCATGGGTCCGATCTCCGGATCACGCGCAGGGATTTGCTGTAGGTTGGGGTTGTTCATGCTGATGCGTCCAGACACCGTGCCCCCGTCATCAGACCGGATCTGGTTGATGTGACCATGTATCCGGCCGTCACTGGCGCAATATTTCATAATGCTGTTAATAAACGTGCCGGAGGTTTTATTAATGTTTCGCGCTTCTACCACCAGTTTGGCAAACGGGTGTGTTTGTTCATTTAAGTAATTTTTAGTAAACGAGGGCGCGCCCTTTTCGGTTTGCGGATACTGAATACCAATTTTGTCAAACGCTTTTGCCAAGCTCTGCGCTGCCCAGATCTCTACACCAAAGCCGGCTTGTCGCTTGATCTCTTTCATCAATTCCGCTTCCCGTTTCAGTAGTTGATCACGGGTGCGCTCCACACGATCCTGATCGACACGAACGCCGCGGTAGGTCATGTCAACCAGACAAGGCAGTAGGTCGAGTTCGAGATTGACGATGTCCCACAGACCTTGCTTGCCAACTTCGACGCCCATGTAATTCCAAAGTTCGAGTGCCAATTGCGCATCCACCTCGGCATAGGGTCCGACGTACATCGCAGGCATCTTCCACATCTCAGCCTTGGGGTCGAGACCAAAGGTGCGCGCCGCTTCGGTCAGATCCTTTTCGGACTTGGTTTTACCCAAAAGATCAAAACAAAGGGCGTTTAGGCTATAACTGTATCTGTTTTCATCGAGCAGACTTCCAATCAACATGGTGTCGATAATCCGCCCGTTCAGTGTGAATCCCTCGCGCTTAATCCATCCGGCATCATACTGCGCATTGTGCATAATCTTTTCACACGGCAGATCAAACACCTTTTGTAGCCACTTGGATACAATCCGTTTGTCCAGATTACCACCACCTTTGTGCCCCACTGGGATATAACCAGACCAGTCGTCGGTCGCGATGGCGTAGCCTACAACCTCACCGTTTCCAGTCGCCCAACCCGGACCCATTGTCTTGAGGTCCGGGTCGCGTGTTTCGACGTCAATGGCAATCCGCTTGGCACTGCTGAGGTCGGGTAGCTCGGCCGGCGGTACCCATTCGGTTTTCGGCGTAAACATCGCCATCTGTAAACTCATTTATTGATTCTCCCGATTAACAGGTAAACAAAAGGGCTGACAAAGATAATTGTCCACACAATAAAATTAGCCCACGTCTCGTGCATCGTCTTTCAATTCAAACTTGAAACTCAGGCTCGGCGCTTTGGGGCTGGCGTTTTCTTTACGCTTCCACGCCGCCACCCAATATTCTTTGCCGTCAATCATGGCTTCGCCTTTGAAGTCCGGATGTTTATCTGTTTTCCGATCCTTGTTGCCCCAGATGGCTCCGCGATTGTTGTTGTCGTATTCAGTCATTGTCCATTACCTCGACTTCTGCTGTGGTTTGTATCCAAACATGGGCGCCACAATCTAGCGGCTTTTCTGGGTCGTACACAACCGCGGACGGTCCATAGATGTGCACGACATTCCCTTTTTCGTTACCTTTTGTATGCTTGACCGTAAAAATTGGCTTTTGATCGTCCGGATTCTTTTTGTTATGCCGGATGTTGTGCTGATTGACGTGTATCCGTTTGATGACACCATGCTTAATTTTCATGAGCGATCTCTCCTCCTAATGCGGCGTAACCCGCGATGTCTACCCATGAGTCCTTGTGGTCTCGTGTGTTGCATAAACGGCTCATTTTGACCGCAATCATGCATAGCACAACTTCTTCTGGTTCGACGTCCACGTCTAAGATGGCTGACCAGAGGTCCGCGATCCGTTGATGGTTCACCGCGGGATCGCCATACATTTCATCTCGAGCGGCGTTGATGTAGTCGCCGGCCATGTCCAGTATTTCGTCTCTGTTCATTGTTCCCTCGTTTCGTTTATTGCGTTTATTTCACTTATTACGTTTAGTACCAACCAATTGCTCGGCCAAAACCGAACACGTTGATGCACACAAAGTACGATGTGAGCAACAACACCCACGCCGCGCCTCTTCGATAACTGGCGTACACCTGTGCCACGACACCGACTGTTGAGACCGGATACACGATTCTCATGTCAGGGTCGTTGGCATTGATTGCTAAGTACATGCTCGCCGCTACTGTGAACACAAAGCCGGTTAGCTCAAACCAAAAAGCTTTGCGGTCACTTCGGTAGCTGTTAATCCAGAACTCAGCGATCTTGTGCATTCTTCTCCTTTAGCTTTGCCTCAACCATCGGCACGATTGCACTCACTGCTTTTGCGCTGACATATATCGGCGCGTTCTGCTTGATGTCGCCAATGTCTTCATCCGTCAGATCAACCCACTCACG